AAGTTTTCTGACACCAACAATGCGAGTGACAGGCATTGCTCATTTGGCCCCCTTGGTCTGATCGGCCTGACACTTGTTGCAGTACAAGCCGCGCTCATACGGCTTCGGGTACCACTCATGGACGCACGGCCTCCCCGCCGCATTGTCGGGCGCGGGGGCGGGCGGCGTAGGGTGTTCGTCAAGCGTCAATGTCGCCCCGATGAAGGCATGGCCATCGACCTTAAAATTACATGACCATTTCCCGGTCGCTCCCGTAGCCTGAGCAAATGCGGCGGCAAGCGTTTTTCCTATGGTCGCGGGGTCTAATTCCAGTTTTATGTTCACGCCTTCTCCTTCGCGGGCTCGGCCTTGGCGGGGGCGCACTTCGGGCAGGGGAGAAGGGTTGCGCCCGATACCCACTCGGCGTTCACCGTAAGGGTTCCGTGGCACTTCTCGCACGGCTTCGTCGGCTCCACGGCGGGAGGGGTTGCGGAGAGGGCGGCGTCAATAATCTCGACGACTTGTCCAAGAGTTCTGGCGGGCTTGACCCAGGGACCACAGAACCATGCGCGCGTAATTTGCAACGCCTCCCTCAACCTCCCCGCCTCCCAACGCGATGTGGCGAGGAGGGATTCGGCTTTCTCGGCGCGAGTGATATTCGCGCATCCGATCCTGACAGCATTGGCTTCTCGCTCCTTGTGGCTCTCGACTACGCGAAACGCCATGGCGAGTTGGTCTTTAGTCTTGTTATGAGCGGCCATCTCCTCGGCTATACCGACGGAGTGAAGTGGGCAATTCTCCGACTTCCAACAAAGGCACACGGATAGAATCTCCTTCACCGCATCATCAGCTACGGACTTGGCGAAGGCGGCAAGGTTCAATTCTTCTCGGCAGAACTCATCCCGGCTGGCACATCCCTTGTGGTCTAAAAACTCCCGAGCCCTCTCGGTCAGGTCTTTCACGCTCCCTCCTTCTCGTCGCACTGGTCGCAATGGCAGGGGGTCATTTTGGGGCCTCGGCTTTGGCCAGTTCCGCGCGGGCTTCCTTGGCCTGTTCGTAGGTGTCGTAGAATCCCAAAACCTGGCCAACCCCGGCCATCAACTTAAAGCGCGTCCCGAAGTCCTCCGTAATCCACATACCGTTGCTCTTGCGCTTCATGTTATCTCCCTCGCGTTGCGTCTAAAAAGAGGACCGCCCGGACTTCCTGCGAGGGAGAGTTTTCGGGCGGTCCAGATTGTTTCTCCCTCGCCCTAAAAGTATACACCCTATGGTGTTGTTTGTCAACCCCTTATTTGACACTTCGCGGTGTTGCTGTTATACTGCGGTATGCCGAAATGCCGCGAGTGTAAAGAGTTGTTCGCTAAGTCCGTCTACTGGCAACGCTTCTGCTCCCCGAATTGCGCCAACACTTCCAAGTGCCGCACCTACCGGAAGGCCATCCGCAAGCGCAAGCTCACGCCCCCCGCCCGCAAGTAGAGAGTTTGCATCCGTAGTTCTGCCCCTTCTTCTGAAAGGTGAACCTCCCGCTTATCTTCCCGCGAATCATCTCCCGCGCCATGGCCGTGAAGTCGGAAACAAAAACGCTTACCGTCTTTCCGTTTGTGCGCTCCATTTCGAAAGTCACCGACGACCGCCCGCGCCCGTAGCCTTTTAGCGTTAGGGTGTCGTCAAATTCATGGTTGTCCACCCATTCAATGCGAGTTTCCGGATACTGCGGATAGTCGCCGCTCGGATAGTCCAACTGGTTCCCGCGGTTAAACGGAATCTTGTACTCGCCCTTTTTCATGCCGCCCCCTTGATCCCGTCCAGAATCCCCTGCAAGTCGTCGTTTGAGTGTTTTGAGATTTGGTTCCCGTCGCGGATTAACTGCTCGTAGGCCGGGAGTCCGTGGAACGAGATAAAATACGAGATGGCGAAGTGCGGGTCGAACTCGTAGCGGAAATTACATCCGGCACAGCTGCCCGTAGCGTTCCGAAAATCCCACCTCACGGAATACTTCGAGCGCGTGACATAGTGAAAGCAATGCTCTACCGGCCCCCCGCAAAAGGTGCATTTGGAACACTTGGCGCGAACTGCGAGGCTAAAGGCTTTATCTAGAGCTTTTACCAGGCGCTTGCGGAGTTTGGCCTTCGGGACCTTCTTCACCCTCTTTGCCACCCTGCCCCCAAGTTCCGCGTTGTCTTGGATGCGCTGGGCTCGGCGGGTACGGCGGGCGACGGCTTTAGCGAGTCGTTCAGAGGGATTCAAGTTTAACTCCGTGGCAGTACATCACATAGAACTCGCGCTGAGTGAAGCAGTACGCCGAATGATTCCCGGCCTTTCTCCAACCATTACAGCAAGTCGGATGCACCTTGTCGGCGTTGGGCTTAATCGGCGGGACTACATTGGCCCGCAGTTTCTCAATGGCGGCTTCTATGTCTGACTTGGCGAGGAGGGCGGCGGGGTCGGTCATGGATTAAACTCCGGGGTGTAATTAATCTCCGATCCGTTTACGACAACCGCAAAATGGTCATGAAAATTATGCGAATGCCGTGGCTTTTGAATGTTCCCGCCTACCCGATACCCTGTTTTTACCTCGATCTTTTTCATTTCCCCGTTTTTGAATGCGATAAGGTCAAATGCGGATGCGGGGGAAAGACTCTTAAACACGCTCCACCCGCTCTTCATCAATTCAACCGCAACAACCATTTCGCTTATTGTCCCAACAGTGGAAGGGCATACTCCATTTTTCTTACCGACGGCCTGATACATTGATTTCCTTAAGTCTGATCCACATTTCTTAGAACAAAAGCGTCTTTTGGCTTTAGATTCCACCCCGCTTATTAATGTTCTCTGGACAATCTCTTTAAGACAGTGCGCGCAGTTCATGTTTCTCCTGTAATAAGGCTGTTTCGTTAGATTTGTGGCCATCACAGCGCACCTTCAAAGCCTTGAAAGACGCCTTAATCCTCGCCGCACCAATCCCCCGCTCGATTTGGAGCCTCGGGGAAGTCCAGAAATGCCGCGCAATGTTAAAAAACGAGGGCGGGCGAACCATCTTATTCTCCATTCGAACGCCACCCCGAGAACTTGTCAGAGGCCGCGGCTTTCTTGCGGAAGTCGGCGGGCGGGGCGTTGTTCTTGACCGGCTTGTGTCCTGACTGATGGATGGCGCGATCCTGGCGGTGCATGGTCAGGCACTCAAAGAGGACTTGGCCGGGGACGCGCACTTGCTCCCCGGTCAGCGCGGTTTCGGCCTCTTTGTCCTTTTTCTCGATGCCCTTCCAGATGGGGTAGATGGCCCGCATGAAGTCGTCCATGCTCCGGAACTGCGCCGAGGAGTCCATGCCCTTGGGCCAGTAGCCGTCAGGGCTAATCGTCATGGTCGCCCTGGAAATCATCCCCAGGGCCTCCCATGTCGCCAACCCCTTCTGCATGAATAGCGGAGTGTTCGAGGCCCCGCAGCGCCTCGCCAACCAAAGCTCCCGATTGTGTAAGGCGTCGAGTTGATCCTGGTCGAAGAAGCAAATCTGCGCCCAACGGCTGATTTCTGAGTCCATCTTGATTCTCCTTTCCGGTTTCCATCCCCAGGCCGTCCCATGCGTGTTTCACGATGGTTTCAAAGCGCCACTCAAGCCCCGCCTCTTTCAGATGCTCGGCCCGATAGAACAGGTAGGCGGCGGCTTTGTCGAGGTCGCCCCCAAAGCAATCCAGGAGCGACTTACCGGCCTTGCAGGCTCGGGGCCATTGCGCCTTGTTCCACGCGGCGTCATCCATCCGGATTCCTTTCGCGTGTTTGTAGGCTTCAACGATTCGGGTTAGGTCTGATTTGGGTTTAGGGATATCAACCACTTGCGCCGCAGGCGCTAAGTCCATTACCTTCCCTTCCCTTTCCCTACCCCTTCCCTTCCCTACACCTATACCCTCATTCTGGATTAAGGGAGCCTTTTTCTGGATTAAGGAACGCTTTTTCTGGATAAAGCGAACCTCTGACTGCTCCTTGCTCGGGGCCGGGATTGTGGACGGCAACTCTTTGTTATTTGGCCGCTGATGCTTGAGGAAAGTGCGAATCTGGATATAGCCGCGCCCGTCGTTTTCGTAGCGGATTATGAACTTCGGGCAGAGTTTGGTAAGCATTTCCTCCACATCCACATCGTCCCAAGGGAATATTTCGAGCTTTATGACCCTGTGGCGGTCCTCAAGCCTCCCTTCCCGGTCTGCAAGCGTGGGGAGGAAGGTAAAAAGGTATCGCGTGTTGATTGGAAGCAGGGCCAAATCTTCGTCTTTCGGCTGTTCCGGTTTTATAGATCTAATGCGGGCCATGTTGTGACCCTACTAGAGGACCGCGCTTCTGAGCTTGTAGCCGAAGCGGGGGACCATCAGGATAAGGCCAGCGCCTAGCTTCCTTTTCAGCCGACAAACATGCTGATCGACCGTGCGCGAGGAGGCGTATGCTTCTACGGTATCCTCATCCTGGCCCATGGCGCGAGCCAGGTCGGCGCGGGTGAGGGCCTTGCCGGTGTCGTAGAGGGCCTTGAGGATGGCGTACTCGGAGGGGGCGAGGTAGCGCTCCTTTCCTCCGTAGAAAACTTCACGACGATCGTGGTTGAACGAGAGGGACGGCTTCTTCGAGGGGGTTTTCATTTGCGGCTCCTATTCAAGTCAAATCCAAAGGCAAAGCCTTTCAGGGGTCAGCGCGAGGCATTACGGCAATACAGTCGGTCACGAATTACGCGGCCGATAACGGCCAATTCCTGGACGAACAGCGAAATTTGCGATATGTCAGATTTGACATAGGCCAACCTCTCGGCCGCCGTCGCGTCGGGGTACTTCTTTCTGGCCTCCCGCAGCGCCTTGGCGAACTCCACCTTAACGAATGCGTCGGCCTGGTTCTCCATGATCGAAATCTCCGCGCTGTACTCAATCGCCTTGTCCACATTGACCATCGCCACTTTTGAGAAGGCGGTTATCTCGTCGCGGCGGGCTTGGGTTGAGTTGAGCCATTCTTCAAACCCGCTCATTTTGCAACCGCCACTTTCGCACTCTCGCGGTATTCCGCCTCCGACTCCGACGCGACATGCTCCATCACTTTTATATTTAGCTCGTAAAACTTCGCGTGGGCGTTGTCCTTGTGGGTTTTCTTGACGGCCGCGGCAAAGTCTTTAAGCGTCAATGTCTGACAACCACAGTGGACCATATAGCCGCCTTCCTCCCATCGCGCCCAGGTGTAGGATTTGCGTGATCCACCGGGTCCAAAAGCGAAGTAGCCGTACAAATTCGCGCCGTACAAATTCGCGCCGGACAAATCCGCGCGGGACAAATCCGCGCCGGACAAATTCGCGCCGGACAAATTCGCGCCGGACAAATCCGCGTCGTACAAATTCGCGCCGTACAAATTCGCGCGGGACAAATCCGCGCCGTACAAATTCGCGCCGTACAAATTCGCGCGGTACAAATTCGCGCCGGACAAATCCGCGCGGGACAAATCCGCGCCGGACAAATTCGCGCGGGACTTCACGGCGGCGGCGACAAGCGCGGCAAACGAAACGGCCTCATCGGTGTATAAAATCTTCCCATCCCAACGGCTCTTTATTTCGTATTTCATTTCTTCGGCTCCTTTAAGATGTTGGTGCAAGCGCAAATCGAAAAGGATGTGGCCTTGGGGATGGTGACGACCAACCCGCACTGGCCGCACTTGATTTGCTCGGTGGAATCGACGAGGATCATTTGGCCACCCGGTAGACTTTGCCGCCCGCTTTTTCGACTAGGGCGCAAAACTCGTCAACCGTGACCCCAGCGGGGATGGCTATTGCCGATTCGCCCCAACAATCACGGAGCCATGCCACATGGCCCGCGTTAATTTGCTTGACGGAGAAATGGCTGTTTATGACATTGGCGCATGGGGACTCTAGCGGGCCGTCGAAGGCGACCTTAATTATTTGGTACGGGGCCTCTTCGCTGTATCCTTCGCGCCAGATGTACGGGTCGACCGCGTTGTGTTCGTAGGGAGCATCGTCCCAATCGTCGCCCCACTGCTCTTTTAGCGGTTGAGTGGTGAAAAACGCCCACGGCCCATCGACATAGCACAGGACGGCTTTTGATTCGCTCATAACGCAATCCACCAGGCCACATGGGCCAGGAAGAACACCGCCGCGACGACGACCACCAACCAGGACGGGTCGGGGAGGGACACCTTGCCGCAGAACAGACAGACCCCGTAGAGTTGGTCAGCTTCGGTGCATTTGCAGGAGAGCATGGCTTTGTGTTCTGCGCGGGTCCCGCCGCCCGCGCTCGGAGTGTTCGTATTCATTAGGCGGCTTCGGCCCAGGCGCACAGGGCTTCGTACTTCTCGGACGGAATCTTCGCGGAGTCATCGGTCCCGATCTGGTCCATGAGATGCGACTTAACATCGTCGGCGTCCTTCCCCGCGCCTTTCCAGATGGCGTAGAACCGCTTGCGCTGCCCGTCTGAGATGTACCGGACTCCATCGGTGGACTTCGCCCCAAAGACTTCCGTGACGGCCTCGGACACCTTGGGCTTGGCGGGCGCGGCTTCGGCCTCGTCTGGGTCGTTCCCTTCGGCGGGCCTGTCGGCGGTCGTTTCCTCCCAATTCGTCGTCGGGGCGATGTCCAGAACATCGGACACCCCGCGCCGGAAGTCGCGGGAGGTTTCGTCGTTGGCGATGGCCTGTTGCAGTTCCATGGACAGGGGCAGTAGCTTCGCCAACTGAATCAGGACGGTCTTAAGGCACATGGCCTCGGGCTCTTTGGCCCAGGGCGACGAGTCGTAGAACTTCCCTCCGTTCTTGTCGTAGGTCTTGGAGTGCTTCGCGCCGTGGGCCATGCACTCGTCTTTGGTCATGTACTCGAAAGGCTCGCCGCCGTTCTGCAATTTGGCCGCGACCCAGTAGCCCATGATTTCGCCGCGCTTCTTCTGTGCGGGCGTGTGGTGGAGGAACTGTCCCGTTCCCTTCTGATACTGGAAGTCGTCGCCCTCATGGACGACGCCCCAGGTGAGCATGACGGCCTTTTCGTGGCGGTAGAACAGTTCGACGAGGCCCTTGTAACCGACGAGGGCCTGCACTTCCAGGATAGACTTCCACTCGCCGCCGATCTTGCGCTTGTTGTTGAATGGCAACAGGTAGGCGCGGCCCGCGACGGGCTCAAGGCCGAGCTGCGCCAGGGTGAAAAGCGAACCCAAGAACGACTCGGGCGAGCATTGCGCCAGCGCGGGATTAAGACGGATGGTGGTAAGCGCGATCCTGACAAGCCGGTCAGGGCTCAAGTGCGACGGCAGGGCGCGTCCCAATTCCTTGACGCTCTGCTGAATGAGGTCTTGAAGCGGGACGGCCTTGGGAGTCTGCGTCAGGGCGTTCTTCACGGCATCTACGGTTGACATGGTGTTCTCCTTACTTCGAGGGTTTTATGAGATTGATGCGGAGTACGCGGGATTCCGACTTCTCGGCGTACTTGGCGCAGAGGGTCGGCTCCTTCTCGCGCAAGGCTTTAAGGTCCACCCGGTTAGTCGTCTGATTCTTCCAGGTGACGCGGTATTTGTCGGTCACGCCCGCCGAGTGTTCGCCAAGCATAAGGCGCAGTTCGTTCTCGGCCTTCTCCGTCTGCTTGTCGAGCGCCTTGCCGTCCTCTTTCATGGCCTGGATGGCGTCAATGAGGGCGGCGGCTTTGTCGTCAAGCGGGACAGCCTCGCCGTCGTCTCCCATGGGGAACAGGTCATAAAGCGTTCCGGCGTCCTTAGATGTGACGATGGTCGGCATAATCCCGGTCACGACATAGCGCGTCCAGAAGTCCACGGCTTTTTCGATGATCTGTTTCTGTAGGGCCTCGTCCCGTTCCAGGGTTTTAATATGGAAGCCCTGATTCCCGACGAGGCAGGCGACATAGCCGCGCTCAAAGCCGCCTAGCTCCATGTAGAAATAGGTTTGCAGTAGGTACTCCTGGGGGATTTCCTCGCCCTCCCATTGCTTGGCGTTCCATGAGGAAGTTGTCTTGGCTTCCAGGACCGACTTCTCACCGACCACGCGCCGGTCAATGTTGCCGCGAAGAAAAGGGTGCTTCGGATGCGTCAGCGTTTCGTTCACGCGGGCAACCTTCTTTCCGGTTTCCTCGGTGAACAGGTCGCAGACGGTGGCCTCCAGTTTATTCCCGAGGCGCACCTGTAGCTTGTGGCTGATATCCTCGGGAACGAGATTGCCCGTCTTTTCCCCCCACACTTGCAGCGGGGTCTTGAAACGGGATAGCCCGAGAATGGCGGCGATATCGCTGCCGCCCAAGTACCCGACGCGCTCCTTGACTTGATCTTCCGTCAGCATATCGCCTCCAAGAAATCGGCCCCGCGGTCCTCAGACCGCAAGGCTTTCGGGGACGCGCCGAGCCGCTCGTAGCGTGTCACGCTCCCCTTCACGGACTTTCCGTGGATTGTCTGGCGTCGGCTGCCCCGACTCTCGGCCCCAGTGGCCGCGCTCTTTTCTTGAGCGACTAGATTGAAATACGCTCCCGGAGTTGAACCGGGATTCTCCCGCTTGCCTGTCAGCGTCACGCGAACAGCTTGGGCGGTTGTCCTACCCATGGACGAGCGAAAACAGGCCGTGCGGTTCCAAGAGCCCCATTTGGTGTCGTCGCCGTTCCGCTTGGAATAGTTCACGGTGAATGAACCCGACTGGCGACCGACGGCATCCGCACGGCTTCCGTAGCCCGACTTCTCGGGCAGATTTAAGAGCATGGACGCTTTCGAACGCGCCGGGACGCCGAATCGAACGGCTTCCCCAACCCCTACCAGGTAACGCGCCCCTGTCGCAAACAGGACGCCCATGCTCAAATTGTGCCCCCGCGCCTGCTCGATGACGGGTAAACCCATCCAGGCCGGGAGCGTGTCATCGGTCTGCGGCTTTTGGCCGTGACCTAGAGTGTTCATTGCGGCAACCACTCCCCGCAGTAGGGGCAGAACTTAACAGCAATGGAGTGATATCCGGTGTAGGCCGCATCCCAGGCAATAATCCAATCAGCGCCGCACTTGGAGTCTCGTCGGAATATTCCTTCCATTTCCTCTGCCTCAGACAACTGTTCACAGCATTTGATTTCGTATTTCACGCCACCACCAAGAGCGGCAGCACTAAATCGGCGGGCGTCAAAGCCCAGGCCGTGTACTTCTTGCCGGGAACCGGGACGCTAATCACGATCCCGTCGCGCTTCATCTCCCGAAGGCGGGCAGAGGCGGCGGTCTGGCTGACCGTGGGGATGGACAGTTCGTGAATGGCCAACGGGCGGGCCGCTTCGTGCAGACGCTTTGCGAGAAGTTGGCGGGCGGTCACTCTGACACCACCTTTTTTACAGTCCCATTGGTCGTGTCAATCATCCAACATCGGAACCTCGCCGAGAATCCATCGCCGTTCCCGGCGCAAGAAATGGAGTATCGGCCCGTATCAAGTCGAGATTCCACCTTGCTTGCGGCAAGAGCGGCAGAAACGGATGCGAGGATAACGACGAGAGCGGCGATTGTCAGGGCCTTCATTAGTTCCCCCTCTCCAGTTCGTATCGTACGGCGGCAAAGTCGGCGCGGATTTCCCGTTCGATCTCCTCGCACTCACACTCCGCGAGTGGATCGGTGTTCCTCTGGCAATCGTGGAAGCAAACGGGCGCATCGAATTCGGGGCCCTCCATCTTGTCGGGGTGCATTAGAATTTCCTCCCGTCGTGGCATTCGTCTTTAATTCCCATCTCATGCGCGTCAACATGGCACAGCTCATGTCGGCGCACTTCACCAAGGGGGCAGACCACGCGCGTTTCCTGGGGCGCCCGAACGACATAGACGATCTCAAGGGTGCGCCCGTCGCAACGGGAATCTAGGTCGCGGTAGAATTGGCCGGGCTGAATCACTTGGAATCCTCCGCATCTTCGGGGAGGCAGCAAGGCTCCGAAGTCGTGCCCGGGCACTGGCCGCAGCACTCCAAGACGCCGCGGGGGCAAGTGCAATCGAGGATGATCGGCTCGATACGCCCTTCGATGCGGGCGATTACTTCGGAGTCGGGGAGGTTCATCGCCCAACCTCTTCTAAAAGGCTGTGAGCCTTACAGGTCGTCAGTACCCCGTTCGTTAAAAAACAGCCGCAAGCGAAGCGGGCCACGCAGTAGACGATCTCCGTAGAACCCTTGATGCGCTGCTGGGCGGGCTTGCGCTTTGCGGGGATGAAGCCCGAGAGGACCCACAGCAACACGCCCAGGAACCCGAGAAAACAGCCGAATCCGAAAGCGGCCATAAATTCCATTAGATCGCCTCCGTCCAGTAGAAGCCTTCGAAGTTGTCCTGGGTCGAGGCGAACTTGAGAACGCGCAGGGCCTCGGGCCAGGCGTAGCAACCGCTCACAGACATTCCGCGCTTCAGAAGAATCGTCAGCTTGAGTTTCATTTGCGCCTCCGGTCAGTCGCCGCCTTGAATTGCTCGGGGTTGCGGATGGTGTTCCGAGCCTTCCACTTCTCCAACTCGGCGGCATCTATCCGCTTGTGGACCTTGCTCGGCCGGCCTTGGGCATCGCGGCAGGGGATATAGGGGAGCTCTCCCGACTTGCACATGGCCGCCACGGCGCGGCGGTCAAATCCGAGCTCCTTGGCGGCGGCGGAGATGGTGTAGGTCATGGCCTGCTCGGGTCCCATCCGCATTCCTCGGCGGTCAGGTGGGTATCTTCGGGAAGGACGGCCTCGGATACCGCAAGAAGAAGGCTCCCGCGTGGGTCCCCATCATCAGGGTCGTTGAGAAGGTGTTCAACTTGGCGGGTACGTCGCTCGATCAAGTCCTCAAGCATTTCGGGGTCCGGGTGAACACACAATTTCTCGGCCAAGCCCCGATAAGTCTTGTATCGCTTAAGAGCAAGCTTCTTGAGGAGGGCGCGGAATTCTCGTACACCGGGGCGCGAAAGCATCGCCTCAAAACGAGCCCCCCGGTTTTCTGGTCTTGCGTTAGTGGCCATGGGCGGGCAATCCTTTGGTATGACGATTTTGTGTAGAATCAAAGGGATGGAAGATCGACTCCGCCAAGAGCATTCGCAGGTGGGCCGCGCCATGGGCGCGGTACTTGCTAGACCTTCCATCCCCAAAATTGTTTTGGGTCGTCGCGTAGCTTTGGCGGAGCATCGTATAGCAAGTATACATCATATATATGTTTAGTCAAGTACTTTCTTCATGAAATTTTTAATCGAAATTCCGACGCCTGTTTGCGTGGCTTTGGAGCGCGCCGCCGTCGAGGCGAAGCACCAGGGAAGGTTCCCGCGAAAACGCTACGGGAAAAAGGCAATGGCTGAACTTGTGTTAACGGAGTGGGCCGCTGCTCAAAAATCAGCCCCCGGCGATGCCGGTGTTAAGGAGTGGGACTCCGGAACCGCATTGCCCGCGCCAGTTTCTCCATCACGATCATCGCGCCGTCGTTCTTAGCCGTGAAGTGGTTGCATCCAAGTATCGGGTCTTCGAGGCACAGGGTGTAGAAGCGGTCCGGGCCGTGAAGCCTGACGCCGACGGATATTGTGTCGCCGCCTTCGGTTTTGTGGTGGGCCGCAAAGTCGCAGTTCCATATCGTTTGACAGGGCAATTGTTTTTAATGGCCCTTGGGTGAAAGAAGGTTGTAGATGAACAGACCGGCAATAACTAGAACGGCGGCGGCCCATAAACCATGAATAACCCACATGCTATATTATGACTGTTGAATGTCAAAGGATCATCAAAATGAGGATATTTCTTTTCTTGCTGATGGCTGTTCCGGCCGGAGCTTCGGAGTGGGCGTTCAGTGGGGGATTCGCTAACCCAAATCCAGACAACGGGGTTGTCGCCCCCGGGAAAATATCAACAGAGGGAATGTCAACTACTGTCAAATTCTTTCCATCGGCGGGTACTAATATTTCGACAGGCTTTGAATATGCCACGTTCGTTTTTGGGAACCACGTTCATAGGGCCCCATATTCGCTGTCACGCGAGGGAGGAGAGGCTCACCATTTCCCGATCATTTGGAAGTTTTCTTCTGCCGACAGAACCGGCCTCTATGCCATTCTCGGGTTCGGCCCGGCCTATTTTCCGTATGGGAAAAGTTTCACCGGCGGCGTCATGGCAACGCTCGGTTATGCCATAAATTTTCGGAACGGTTTCCGGATGGGACCAGAGGCAACGCTGCGGCATTTCCTGCTTGTTCGCAACGGAGACGGCGGGAAGGATTTAACCGTAGTAAACCCCGGACTCATGGTGAGCCGGAAATTCTAAATGAGGGGCAATGGGGTAGGCATGAGGTTTATAGGATTGCTCGGGTTGATTCTTTGCGTCGGCGGGTGCGCCACTTATCCCCTATCTGAGAACGGCAACCATCTTGCCTACGAGCATGGGGCGGGCAGATTCTCGTTCAAGGCCCCCTACCAGGACGCCATCAAGCGATGCGCGGCGAAGAACATGGACGCCAAACAAACCTCGACGGCCTGTCCATGGCGGTGTGTGACGAATTTCGAGTGTGTTCCGCGTCAGGTCCCGTGATATGGATGGGCTATCAAAGGCGGACCGAGAACATCTTGACCTGGCGGTTTCAAGGCTCGGCGTGATCGTCGCCAGACTCGACACCCTTATACAACAAACAGCTATTTTGAACGACTCAGTTAAAAGCCTTGAAGCATCCGTCTCCGCGAAATCCGGCGAGAGAACAAAATGACCCACCCCCCCGATTGGCTGAACAGCGTCATGTTCCTGCTGATCGGGATATTGGCCGTTATCAGAAAACAGCCAGTCAAGAAAGAGATTGTCGGCGGGGTGGCTGTTTCCGTTCAAGACCCCGGCTTGATTGATAGATGCCTCCGCGCCTGGGACGCATGGACGCGCATCGTTCTCTGGATGGCCGGGATAACGCTGACGGCGCATTTCTTGTGGAGGGCCATTGCCCCGTAAACCTCGCGGCTGGAAGGTCTGGGTGGAGCCGAGCGGGAGCAATTGGCGCTGTCGGTGGAGTGGATCTTACGGGACGGGCCAGTACACCTTCACTTATAAGAGCGATGCCGTGACCCTCCGGGATGAGCGAATAAGGAACAACCGCCTGTCAGATGCGGGCCTAGCCCCCATCCCGAAGGTGATGGCGCCGAACTTCCCCGCCTTCCGAAGGGACTACGTTGAGTTCCTTGGGCTCAAGCGATCGAAGCGCACCCACTACCTCGGCGGCCACGCCCTGAAACTCTGGGTCGAGTTCGCGGGTGAGGCGTTCCCCGTCACCCGGAAGATGAAGGCGGCGACGGGCGGGCATACGGTGGACGATTTCTGCGCGTTCATTATCAATGAAAGGCACCATTCACCGAACGGGGCCAGGATCAACCTCCGTCACCTTAAGGCGGCTTTCCGGTGGGGCCTCAAGCATGGGCTCATCGACTACGACCCGTTCCTGTTTTTTGAGATGCCGCCGGCCGAGAAGGTGGCCCGCCTGCTGCGCCCGGATGAGCTCGTCCGGTTGTTTGCGGAGATGCCCGAGGTGTGCCGCCGCGCCGCGATGTTCTGCCTCTACAGCGGACTTCGTAGCGGCGAGGTCCTGAACTTGGACTGGTCCGGCATCGAGCAAAGCCCCTCCGGAGTTTGGTATCTTACGGTCCTCAAGAGCAAGACCCGCAGGGCGATGGCGGAAACCAAGACGCAGGCCATCCATCCTCGGGCGGTTCAGGTGCTTGGACCTGTCGGCTCCGGGCGCGTGTTCGATGTGAAGCCAAGCCGCCTACAGCAGACGATGAGGGCCGCGGCTCGAAGGCTTGGGCTTGGGCGGGTGCGGTGGCATGACTTGCGGCATACCTGGGCCACGGCCCTGGGCGAGAACGCGCCGGACTTCAAGGCGCTGATGGAAGCGGGCGGCTGGGCGACGGTTCAGGCAGCGATGATCTATCAGCACCGGACGGAAAAGAGACGCGACGTGACGCTTCAAATGACGTATGAAGTCCCCACCGGGCCCCTAAATACAAAATGGAAATGGCGGGGTCCAGGCAAAAAGAGTAAAGAAAATAAGTCGTAGGCGGCGTGGCGGAATGGCAGACGCAATCGACTCAAAATCGCGGATTCCCCCTCGGAGAATCCGGCCACCGTCGGAAAGACTAGGCGAGTCTGTGCGGGTTTGGGCGGGTTTGTGGGTTGCGGTTCCGGTCTGGCCCCTATGTCAGATTGCAATACGCAATAGCGCATAATAGGGGCGGTCCGATATACCTACTAGATGTATTTTTCTATAGGTGTTCTTGCGGTGGGTGCCGCGCTGCGGCGATATCCCCGAACGGGTATAATCGGCCGTTTCCAGACCCCAAAACATTGTCTTATCCCAGCTCGGGACAATGTTATACCCGATAGGGGGTGTTGAGAGTGCTAGACCATGATAAGAATACCGCCAAAATTCTCATCACAATGTGAGGAGATTATTCGTATAGCGATATTTTTATTGCTACATTTTATGCGTCTAAGCGTATCCTTTCCGAGTGGCCCAAAGCGCCTCCTCGATCTCGTCGAAGTGGCCCGCGATTTCCGATTCATGAAACGAGAACGCGCCGTCGGTGTAGACCCTGCGCTTCCCCTTTGGCTCGTCCCACGGCGCGGAGGTCCCGAGGGTTGAGAGGGTGAAGTACCAATCCCGGTAGGCCGACCACCAACAACTCACAGGAGCGTCGAGCCGGAAATATCCGGCTCCATGTGTCCGTCCGCGAAGAAGGACACAACGGAGAATCCCGGCTTCTGCGGGGTATAAAGTTCCCGCTGTGCGTATCTCGCCCATCCCATCAGCCCGCCCGTCCTAACAAACAGGATGGACTTCTCAATGCGGCGGCACTTTACATCAAGGGCGTAGTTCCCCTGCCACGCCGCCGTCATTTCGTGCCTATGGCTGACCGCTATCATGTCCACGGTAGGGTAGATGCTAAATAGTTTCTTGGCGTCGGCCCAGGCGTTTACTCCCGATCCCGTACCATGGGCGAAGGCGATGCGCTTTCCCGCGAAAGCGACGACTCCCTGCAATCCTTTGTAGATACCCTCACGCAATCCAAGGCGCTTGTAGAGTTGCTTGTCGAGGTCGATTCCGCACTCTTTGTAGGTGCGCTCGGAGTGGTTGGAGGTGCAGGCCCCGATAATCTTGTGCTTGACGGGACGGAGGATGCGGTCTATCTCGTCGAGTTGGTCGTCGGGCGTCAGGGTCTGCTCAAAGGTCATCCCTTCGCCCCTGCTCGGGATGGCGTTCTCGAATAGGTCGCCCAGGATTAGAAGATAGGTATTCTTCTCCTCGGCCAGGTCGGCATATTTCTTGAAGTCGGCAATGTCTGCCGCCTTAGCGCCCGAGTGAACGCATCCAATGATGACGAGTTTCTTCGTCGCAGTTTCCGGCCTAACGGCCTTCGTTTTATTTGCGATTTCAGCCCCCAACGTCGCCCTTCTACTGCTCTCCTAACGTCCACGAACCGCCTCCCCGGAGGAGTGGCCGGGGGGCGGCGGCACACGCTCGCGGGGCGGCGCCTATGGGCGGTAAGACCTCGATGCGTAGCCGGCTGTCGGGGAAATCCCCCTCCCCTTGCGGGCCTGCTGTGGCGTCAAAGGCTTGTCGTGGAACATCTTTCTAAGCTCACGGGACGACCTCTCGGCCGCCATCGCCATCTCATGCGGCGAGAGCGGCTGTCGTCCGAATCGCTCGGGGGCTACTATCATAAGGAGCCCCAGGGACCCGTACAGTTGGATTTGTGTCGCGTTCACTTCGGCTTATTTATTCCGGTGCGCTCCTTGAGTTCGTCGTCGAGGCTTTCGAAGGCTTCCTCGACCAAATCCGCGATCGCCTGCGCGGCGAGCTCGGGGAGGTAGTCATTGAGCTTGTCCACGACGAGGGCCTTGCGGGCCGCTCCGGCCCCGCGGTCGGGGATCTTGTACTCGGCATAGGCCATCGCCGCGATGGCCAGGTCTAGCAGCTTGACTTTCTCTATCGGGTCGGCCAGGTTCGGGGCCAGGACCTTATCCACCTGGGCCTTGATGACCTTCCCGAACAGGGGACGGACAAGCGGGGCGACTTTTGCGATGGCCAGGGCTCCGATGGCGGAGACTCCGGCGATTCCGAGCTTCGAGGCGAACAGCTTTCCGACGATTACGAGTATCACTCCCATGTTATTTCTCCTTTTTCTCTGATTTCTCCGAAAACTGATGGTCCGTGCTTCGGCGGTGATGCCTCCGCTCATTTCCACAGGCCCGGCAAATGTCCCGGCTTCCGTCCGGAAAAGAAAACGGCACACTAAACGAGATTCCCCACGACTTTGGGACCCTTCGCCGCATCCAATCCCAAGGCATCAGGAAACGCCGTCCAGATAGAGCCTCCCGCGGAAGTCGTCCCAGGGCCATCCAAGCGGGTCGGACTTTCTCCCCGGCGCGATGTCGGCATGACCGACCACGTTCTCAGACTTGATGTTGCGCTCCTTGCAAATCGCGGTGACGAGGTGGCGGCAGGCCTCTATTTGCTCCTCGGGGTACGGCATGATTCCATCGTTTGCATTTACCAACTCGATTGAGATTGAAAAGGCGTTGACGCCCTTCTGTCCGCGCCACTCCGACTCGCCGCAGGCCCAGGCGATATTGTTCTCATCGACGAGTTGCAAAATCGTTCCGTCAAGGTCTATCAGGTAGTGGGCCGACACCTTCGACTCGGGGATGGTGAGCCATTCGAGCGGGGATGCCAGTTTTGCCGTGGCGGTCGAGTGAATCACGACGCAAGTCACCTTCCGCTTATTCGTGGACTTGCGGTAGTTCGGGCTCGGGAACTGCTGAATGGGCGGCCTCACGCCCCGCCCCCTATCTTTTTCTTGGCCCAGGTGATTACGATGTCCTTGGCGTAGACGAGGACGACGCCGACGGCGGTAAAAGCAACGCTTCCGACGGTCATCACGGTTTCAATTTTGCGGAGGCGGTCGCCGTGGTTATCCATGCGGGACACAATTCCGCGCTCTCCGTTGATGGCCTTCTCGATGGCGACGACGGCGAGCTCGATAGTCTTGAGTCGGTCGCGGTCCTCCTGGCGTTGTTCGGCGCCTTCGTTCCGTGCCATTAAGGGTCCTCCTCCGCGGCGACAATCAGGATTTCCCGGTCTGAGAGGTGTCCGAAATTCGGCTTTCTATATTCGCTCATCGCTTAACCTTCCTCGACAGCAGAATATCCCCCGTGAAGGTCCCGGCAGAAGTGAGCAATTCGACCGATGATATCGCCGTCGTGCCGTCGTACCAACCTCCACACGCGGTAGATGTGACTGTAAAAACTACAGATGATAAATAGGTATATCCGCATTTCATGACGACTCTGTTTGAACCTGGGATGGTGGCGAACTCAATCCACCCCGTTCCTCCCGCTGCCGCCCAAACCGGGTCCCCGGTCACCGATGCCCCAATATCCCACCGCGTATTCCCGGTAGAGTAGGCGTTGCTGTTGTTCCCATTGTCAACATTCCCGAATACCGCGTACCTGTACTTCGTGCCGGAGTCGCCGTTGATGCGAACTTGCCAATAGCCGTTGCTCGTGTTCTGTGCCAGTTCCCACTCCATGCGCCAAGTGACGGTGCTTGATAGCCCAGAGAAAGAGCACGAGGTCGCGGCTGAAACGCTTGCTGTTGAGAACGGGACGAATACTCCGGGGGTGTACCCGCGAAGGTCTGTGTACCCGTAAAAAGTAGTAGAGCCGAGTATTTCCCCGCCACCGCCAGCCGCCGTCGTCTGGCAAGTACCATCCGCAAAGCAAACCCCGTTAGGCCCAACCTCCGCCCTTGACTCGGCGTCGTTGTAGCAGAGAGCGTCAGTTCCGAAGCACTTATTCCCGGGAACGTCAGAACCACCAACGAGGTCCTTGCCGCGGTCTGAGAGGTCGCGGAAGTTCTGGTTTATCCCTCCGAGGTCCTGGTCCTCAGTGGCCGCCCTGGGAAAATAAGGGGCGTCCTGGGCCATGGCGGGGCCGGACAGGAGGAACAAGACGAGGGCGGTTATTTTCGTACTGCCCCCGCGAGAGCCCTGTCCTCGTTGACCTTTTCGCGCTGGACCTGGGCGATGATGGCGGCGAGTCTGCCTGCTACTTCGGTGTTGCGGGAGAACTTCGGGTCCAGGCCCTTGATTAGAAGCTTGCGGCCGGCCTCGGAGGTGTAGAGGCGGGTCAGGATGTCAGTGCTGATGACGATGGGAACGGTCTTGAGCGGGTTGAGGAACATGAGCGTGACCGTTCCGCCCGCCATGCCGTTGGCGATAAGCGAGCTTGAGGTCCCCGAGCGGTTGGCGTTTAGGACTGACTGAGATTCCATCAGGGCCTTGATGTCGTCGATCTTCTCGATGTCGTCGAGCTCTGCCTTGGTGAAAATCTCCTTCAAGAAGTTCTCGTCGTAGGCTTGGAGGTTCTTGCCGATGCGGAGCGAGGTCGGAGTGACCGCCTGGCCGGGAAGGGCCAGAGGTTCCGGCGCTGAACCAAGGATATTCTCGATGATGGCCCGCTTGTAGGGCTTGACGCCTTCACGGCCGACGATGTTCTTGACCGCTCGAAGCGTGGCCACATCCCCGTCAACGACCCGGGCAACGACATCTTCCGGTGCGCGGTAGACGCCCTTGGATTGATAGATGAGTCCGCGAAGCTTGCGCTCCATCTCGGTTTCAAGGAATTTCGGCATCTCGCGGGTTTGGGTGTACTTGACGACCTGTTTTAACTGGTCGGGCGGCAGGACTTCCTTGAGCGTGTCAATGCCGTATTTCGCCAGGTTCTTCGTCACGTCATGACCGCTCAGGACTGCCCCATCCTCTCCGGTGATGAGCCCTTCGACGAACTTCCGCCGAACGGGAGCGAATCCGGAGTCCCCGACGACTTTCTTAAGACGGCGAATGTCGTTCACGTCACCCGGCTTGACAATCATCTTGTAAACGTCCTCGGGGCTCTCCTTTGCCACTCGGCCGAGGGAGGCGATGGTGTCGTTGGCGTAGACGGCCTTATAGTGGTCGCGGTAGAAGGCGGTAGCCACGTCGAACTTCTTTTTCACATCGCCTGGAAGCCCCTCGGAGAAGGACGCGATGTCCTTGTCCACGGAGGTCTTGAGGCGGCGGTAGATTGCCCCCTCGGGCGTCATCTGCCCAGGCGGGACTTTCATGCGCTCCTGCTCGATCATCCCGTTAAGGGTTGAGCGGAGCGTCTGCATCTCGGAGAATGTGTAGGCCTTGCGCTCCACGATGGCCTTGATTGCTTCGGGTTGGGCCGATGCTCCAAACAAAAGCGGGTCCGGCGCCTGGATGGGGTCGGCGGCGTTCTCGATTATTTTGTTTCCGGGGCCTGATTTCAAATCCTCAAGTAGCTTTTTCGCCTTTCCTTCGAGGGAGGCCGAGGGCATGTTTTCGTACTTCTTGAGTTCAGCGGCGGCGGTGTCCCGAAGGTTCCCGTCGTAGACCTGATTCCGGGCCGGGGGGATGGCCTCCTCGGCCTCCTCGTAAAGTTTGCCCGCGACCTTCCTGACCTCCTCAGTCTTGGCCACGCGGATATCGTCAAGCTGCTTGCCGATTTGCTCCGTGGTCTGGGAGGGGCCGAATTTCTTGAGCGTGTCGCCATGAAGCTTGGTCAGTATTTTCTCGCGTTTGGCGGCGGTAGCGGCCAGTTCCCCGGAAACGGCGGCCTGGGTCTTTGCCCCGAGCTCAGAACCGGGGAGTTTTGAGCCCGCCCCGGTGATAGCGCGGCCCCTCAGTTCGTGATAGGCCTGGTCCTGAACCGCCCGCATGGCCTCGATGCGGCGACCGAAGTAGGGGATCTTTGACGCGATTTCCTCAAGGGCGGCGGCGGGCTTGGATTGGGTGATTTGGGCCACGGTCGGCAGGATGTCGGCTGAGAGTGCCGCTTTGACGGCCTTGACGACGTTGGGGGCGCGGGCCTCCAAAGGGGGCAGGGCCTTCATGGCCATCTTTCCCGCGCCCCTTCCGAGTGGTCCAGCGGTGGCCAGAAGGCCAACATCAAGTGCCGACCTCGGGATGACCTCGCCAGCCATCCCCATGGCCATCCCGCCCGCGATTCCGGGGAGCGCACCGACGGCCACGCTTCCGCCCCCAAGGAAACCGGGGACCGGAATCTCTGGACCTCCGCCCAATTCTCCGGCCTTCTCGGCAATAGCACCGGGAATATCAGTTCTCACGGCATCCGACACCCCGCCAAGCACGGGCAGCGGAGCCGTGGCCGCATCCCAAGCACGTCCGGCGATTCCCGGACTCTCCACTGCTTCGGCTGAGGCATCGGCCGCGTCCTCAACCACCTTGAATCCGCGTTCCTTAAGGCGCTTCAGAAGCGGCTCCCGCTGATCCTCCGGGGCCTCCTCAAGCATGGCGCGGACCTTTGAGCGTTCGATATCGGGCACGGGTCAGCCTCCGATGTGCTTGTTGATGAGGTCGTCGAGCGGGTCAGCCTTCGGGGCCCCGGGCGCGGCGGCCCCCGCCGTCTTTGGCCCCTTCTTCTCCGCATCGCCCAGGAAGTCATTGGCCGATCGGTAGAGCTTCCCGGTGAAGCCCACGAGCGAACCGTTCTTCTCGTAGTACGCGCCGGCCTCGGCCTTCGCCTTAGCCGCGGTATCTATCTGGGTGATGAGGCGATTAAGGCGGGAGATGTTCTCGGCCTCAGTCTGGCGGGGGTTGTACGCCCGAGCGATGAGCGCCGCGCCTTCTTTCTCGGTGTACTGAGCGCCAAGGACGATTCGAAGGTTGCGCTGGACGACCTCCTCGACCTGATCCTGTAGAGCGGATCCCGCGGGGTCGATGGAATCGCGCATGACCTTAGGAAGAAGTCCCTTGAATGACCCGGTGGCGTTGATTCCCTTGGGTTTTTCGGCCGTCCCCTTGCCCTGAAGCGTCGAAACCACGCCCCGAAGCTGGTCAAGCTGCTTCTGAACGTCGGCGTAGCCGCCGCCGATGTTGAAGTCAGCGTATTCCTTGGCGAACTCCTTATCGACTATCTTCTGCGCCTCGGTCAGGCCCGCGTCCTTCGCGGGCTTCTCCATCTTCGTGTTGGCGTTGAAAACGGAGACGGGGATTTTATGGCCCTCCGTGAACCCCATCTTCACGAACTGCGGGAAGTTGGCAATCATCTCCTTGGTGATGGTCATGCTGTCCTTGTCTTTTTCGATGTCCTTCTTCCCGGGGCCGACGGGGAGGGACGCTTTCCCTTCGAGCATACCGGCGATTTGATCTGTATTGGTAAACGGGACGATTCCCTGGGCGATCAGGCCCTTCATCACGTCCGCATAGTTGGACTTGGCAGCCAGGTCCGCCGCAGTTTTGGTGCTGAGTGCAGCGGAGTCGATTTTTGCCTTAGCGTCGAATCGATCACTGAAGCCTCTTGAAATGCTGTCCACCGCCGAAGTGATTCCGGCCGCAAGAGACGGGCCCTGTTTGGCTTGGAGTTGCGCGACGAGGGCGGCGAGCCCTTCCGGCAAGTTTCGACGGGGAATGAACTCGGGCATTTAATCCTCCAACCGGGCGATTTCATCCCTGACCGATGACGGGAGGGCGGCGTAGTTGACGGTGCGGAAGCCGTTCTTCATGCGGCCGAGGGCTTGCGGGAAGGTCTTTTCCATATCACGGGACAGGACACCGACCGAGCGGCCCTTTAGCCCGAGTTTTTTAGCCTCGCCGTTCCACTTCCAGGACATGATGTCGAGGCCGTCGGCGTTACCAACTTTCTTGATGTCGGTCTTGAGGCGAACGTCGGAGTATTTCGCTGCCGCGCCAGCCCCCGCTCCGATCGCGCCTATCCCCGCCCCCCACAGAGCCGCCTTGTTCGCCGCCGCCGCCGCCTCGCGGGCGTCTGCGGACGACTGGCGGAACATCTCAAGGTCGCGCTGTGACCCGAGCTCCTGACCCATCGCCTGGGAGAGCATGAGTCGGAGTTGCTTGGCCGATTCCAGGTCGCCGGACATGGCCTTGGTCAGAACGTCGATGAGTTGGTTTGACTGGTTCATTCCGAATTGTCCGCGAAGGTTGGCTTCCTCTCCGAGGGCCATTCCCCGGGCCCCGGCCATGCCCGCCGCTTCGATGTCTGAGCCCCGGATACCTCTGGCGGTCGCGTCGGACTGAGCGTTCGCCGCAAGACCTTCGCCGCGGTCCCGAATCGCGTTGATCTGGGGCGCAAGGAACTGGCCCTGGTCGGAAAGGATGCCCTGGACCTGGGGAACAAGGCTCTGGGAGAGCGAGGGAACGTCGCCCATGCTCTTGATGGCCTTGATGATGTTCTCGTAGCTGGCCCCGGTGTCCATTCCGTTCACGTTCGGGATTGCGGGCAGTTCGGGGACGTAGAAACCTTGGGAGTTGTTAGCCATTATTCGCGCTCCTTGTGCGAGTAGATAAATTTCATCCCGTAGATTCGCACGGGCCCCTGCGAGCCGGTGTACTCGGCTTCGACGGAAAGCCATCTAGCGTCTACTGCCTCATCGACGGAGAATGGAAGCTTGCAGACGAAATACCCGACTTCTGACGCCTCGTCCATGTTGCAGGCGCCCAGGGAGTAGGTCGTCGTCGCCCCGTCGATGCGGTAGCGGAACGTGACCGGGATATCCTGGGTCGGTTCTTCCTCGGAGTGCATCATGACGTACAGGGTCTTAAAGCTCTTGGGCTTGGTCGGGTCCCCAAAATCAAGGTCCGCGGTGCGGAAGCGCATCGTGAACGGTTCGCCCAAGTCGTCATGCCCCACGTCTTGGATGTAGATCTTCCCGGTGGCCTGGGAGTCTCCGATGTAAAGCTTGTTCTTGAAGGTGGTGACGGAGGCCGCGTTTACGCCGTCGAAGATGGTCCACTTGTCGTTCTGGTCCAAGACAAGGGCGTGGTCGTTGTAAGAACCCGATGCCGTCGAGGTGGTGTAATAGAGGTGGTAGCGGTCACGGTAGACTTCGGCCACAACGTCCGGGCGGTCGCTGCCCTCGTTCCAGTTGATCGTGCAGTCCCAAAGTGTCGGCGTCTGGGTCGCGGAGTCGATGTTAAACAGGGTCCGATAGGCGACATAGGTGGCGGTCGATGCCTCTATTGTGGTGTTATTAGTCTGCGCCTCCCAGGTGGCAGTTGCTCGCGTCACACCATGGCAGGTCGTGCCGACTGAGATTGAGTAAGAGAGCGAACCGCCTGACCCACCAGAGTCACAGCTAAAGAGGCCCCAGGAGGTGATTGCGGTCCCGGGGTTGCGGCACTGGCTGATGAAATAGCCGGTGGTGGCGGCTGACAGGTTTAGCGCGGAGACGTAAGGAGGCGCGTTCGTCGTCTTGACGACCGTATAGCTCGATTCGATAATCACATACTGTTTTTGAGCGGAAGTGACCCGGAGTCCGTTAGTGGCCGAAATCGCGGAATCGAATCCGCCAGCCGCCGTCTTAACGCGGGTCTGAAATAGAGCGGTATTCATCCCGCCCGAACTGACAGAGGCGACGAACGGCCCCCATGTCGGGGTTGAGAGTCCGGTGTTATAAGTCTGCGTAACGTAGGTCCCGGAAGTAACCATTTGTGATTCGTCCATGTCCCAAACAAATTGACAGTCTCCGACGCCGCTGATGTTCTCGTATTTGATTCCAATGCTCGTTCCAACAATAAACGGCACGGACTCCGCAGACTTCCCATTGGTTGACGCGACCGTGAGTATCCCCATCGAGGCGGGCATGGTGCTTGTGTCGATGGCCAGCGTTTTCCTTTGGCATGAGGTCGCACCGACAACAACGGCAGAGCTATAGAAAACGGCCCCCGCCCCGTTCTTCACCTGGAAAGTTAGAGTCTGGGCGCAAGATGATGGAGTCGATCCGTACCAAAGCCGCGTCCCGTAGATGGCCCCGCAAGATGACGCCCCCGAAGCGATATTTGTAAACGAGTTTGTATTCCAGTTTGTCGATGAATCAGACGATTCTCCGCCCGCATTGGTGAAGGCAGCGGAGGACCCCTGCCTTAGATATAGATACCCAGGGACGGCGGTACTCATATTTACCCTGGTCCCGGCGGCCCATTGGGTTGCCGTATTTTCTGTGACCGCCCAAGTGCTTCCAACAACGCTCCCGGCGCTAATCGTCGCGCTCATCGGCGCACCAGGACCCGACACTTCCAGGTTGCCCGCCTCAAAATCCGCCTGGGTCGTGTCCGTCACTGAAACGCTATTGCCCGCCGCGACAAGAATCTCATCAATGGTCGGGCGGATGGGGTCGCTGATGCGGGTGATGGCCGTGCCGCTCATTTTCTCGACACCGCGACGGCTGATCCAGTACAGCGCGTTGTTCTTTTCCTTGACGCTGTAGGGCTCGGAGCATCCAACTTGGTCGCTGATTTTGCGGAGGGTGAAGTCCCTGCGGTCGTTGCCGTAGATGGCCAGTAGTTCGTCATCACGCCCGACGAAATAGGCGTTCTGGTACTCCCCCAGGAGGCAAGTAACCGCCTTCCCGTCGTTGGTCCCGGCGATATCGAGAGTAAACGGCGAGGTCGATCTTCCCGGGATTTTAAGAGTCCAGTCCGTCGGGTCCCCGTCGCCGCTCCCGTAGATTCGGGTCAGGGCCCCTTGAATTTTCGCGGTCAGGAACCTATTGCGGAAGAATCCGACCAACTCCCCCCGGGGCATGCCGGAGAGCGTGGCCGTGGAGAGGTTGCTGTCGATGGAGACGGCGGCATCCGTCCCGTTTGAGCAAACAAGTTTCCCTAGGCCCTGGGCGCAACTCATGGGGGCCGTGGCGCTGAAGGTGCTTGACGTTATCTGGGAGCAATCGCCGGCCGTGCTTGAGAAAAAGGACTTGCTGCTGAAGATGATGAGGTAGCGGGTGCCGTCGGTCGAGTCGAACGGCCATAGCCCTCTTATCGACTTGGCGTCCGTGCAGGTCGTGGCGTTGTAGACCGACTGCCCCCTCCGACGTGACCAAGTGAAATCCTCATCAAGGACGATGTTCTGGGCCTCGGTCAGGCAGGCGGGACTGACCCGGGTTGAGGCGTAGCGGGTAACAAGGCCGCACTCGCCGCTGAATTTAAGATCGTATTCCTGCTCGGGTGGGTCGGAAGGGGATGGGGCTCCCTGGGCCGGCGCGAGCCCGGGGAAGCCCCAAAGGAGGGCGAGTAGTGCGACGACGGACCGCCGCGCCAGCGGCTTCATCGAGGCGGCCCCGTATTAGACGGAGAAGCGCTCGGGCGGTAGGACGGGCGGCTCTTGGCCTCGGACTTCATGCGCTCGATGGTGGCTCGGTACTCGGTGATGTAGAGAGAGGCAATCCCGCCCTTTCCGTCGATGGCGGCCATGTGGGCCGCGGCGTACTGCGCCAAGGCGTAGTGATAGGGGTTGAGCTCGGTTATCGCGTTGAACGGAACGTCAGCGTCCGCCGAGAGATCCGTCGCCTGGGCCCAATACTCGAAACGCACCGTCCCGGTGCTTCTGGCTGTATCCGGGAACGGGTAAAATCCGATCTTCGTTCGGCTGGCGAAGTGGATGTAGTAGTGGGTCGGTTCAGCCCCGACCGTCTGCCACTCGCTGGCTCGATCTTGGGCCTCCGGGGTGGTTTCAGCGAGTGTATCCCAATCAAGCGTGACCCGGCTGACTTGCAGGAAATCGGAAGGAAGGGAGTAGTAGGTCGTCCCGGCCGCGAGTTCAAACTGACCTGACCTGAGGATGGGCCGCGCCTCAAGGACGACGGACCTCTGGGCCTCGTTGATAAATGCGTTGAGGCGGGCGTCTGAGAATCGCCTGCGAGTAGAGCCGTTGTCGAGGGCAAGTACTCGCGCCTCGGTGCGGACCTGAGAGAGGGTGAGGGCTATTACCGGCTGCGCGAGGAAGCAGAGGGCGAGGACTACGGAAAGTCTATTAGCCTTCCCCTCCATGTCGAACTCTCCCTTTGGCATCTTGTCCCACCATCGAACTAGTCGGCCGACGTGTCCCGATTGTCGTAGAGGTCGAAACCCTTCACGACCTGGGTTCCGGTCCCGGAGCGACAGTAAAGCGGGGCCTCGCTGGCGTCGGAGTATTCATCCCCGGTGCCGAGCTCGTAGCCGAGTTGTGCGGTCGAACAGGTTCCGCCCGCGTCGTCGGTTCCAAGGCAGATGATCCCGCCGTTTGAATCGCTCGCCTTGAGGTTCAAAAGGCGGCGGCTGGCCCGGGTGGCTACCACCGCTGTCCAGGCCGAGGACGTGCAAGAGGCCGTGACTCCGACGCGCACGTTGCCGTCGTCCTGGCCGCCCAGCGACACCAAGGAATCTCCACGCGCCGAAGACATGGCCATCTTCACGCAGACGAGGGAGAGGAGAATGGCGAGAAGTGAATTTTTACGCATGGCCTAGTTGTCCGAGGTCCCGAGCAGGGCGAACTTAGTGGATCCCGCAACGTCAGCGATGATCGCGCCGTCCGAGGTCCCAAGAACCACGTTCGCCGGAACGTCGAAGTTCGCATTGTCATCGAGCGTGATGGTTCCGCCGCCGTTGGCCCCGGTGTGATAGAGGTAGTACACGCAGCCGGGGACGCCGCCCAGGAATGTCGTGGTCGTGTCGGAGGTGCGTGATGCCCCGTCGGTCTGCAGGGGAACCGCCTTGCCGCAGTAGCCAGTAAGGTTGATGGCGAGACCGGCCGTCACTGTGATAGTACCCCCGATGACATTGAACACATCCCCGGTCACGGTCAAGTCGTCTGCCACAGTCACATCATCGGAAGCCGAGATGTCGTAGAAGTAGCCGGTGGCAAACCGAAGGGCCAAGGTTCCGATGGTGGTGTCGTTGTCGGTCGTCGGGAGAAAGTTACCCGAAACGTCCACGCACACCTCAGCCCCGGAGGGGCCGACGCACCAGATATCGGCGTCCGAAGCGCCCTGAGCCGTCACGCGGGCATAGACCCGGCCCGAGGTCGCGGCGGCGGCGACAAGCAGAAGAACGACCACGAAAAGGTTTCGAAGCTTCGTCATGAACCGTTCCCCCTACTTCGTAAAATGTCTGCCAGAGCCGGCGCCGTGCTTGCGGAGGCTCTGCGTGTTCGACTTGTCCGGCTCGTCGGGCCACAAGATGCGCCCGAGTTGCTTCCACTCTTGCGCCAGGCGCCCAAACTCGGGGCTGTTCTCGTTGCCCTTCGCCGCGGCCTTCTCTACCGCCTTCCGATAAGCCTGGTCCTTCGTCGCGTCCGACGCACTCGGAAAGAAGTCCATCTCCTCATGCGTCAGCATCCGTTCAGGCAGGATTTCAGAGAGTTCGAAGTACCGCTTCTCCGCCTTCTGCCTGTCCGACCCGGTAAGCCTGCGCTGCGCCGGGTCAAACGCTTCCAGAGCCTTCTTATTCCGATTGATCCTGGCGTCGATCGCTCCCAGGTCAACGTCTATGACCTGTTTGACGGGTAGGTGAGCATCCGGCAAAGCCACGTCCTCCGGGGTGTTCGTCGCCCCGTGCTTCAAGTCCTCATCGGCCTGAATCTTGGCCGTGATGTCTGCGACTTCTCGCTGAGACATCACAGGCAAGACCGCCTTGCCCTTACCCTTCCCGCCCTTCTCGATCAACTTAGGCATCGTAGCCCTCCTGTGTATTTTCCAGTGATGAACGACTAAGACTTAGGCGACTTCGTGGCCGTACGCGAAACGCCAGTCCACCGCCGACACGTTGACCGACATGTAGCCGACGTGCTTGGAGACGAGCGTATCCACCTCGCCGGCATGGAAGAACTCGGTGGGGTTCCACTCGTAGAACTTGAGGAAGCGCTTCATCTGGCGGGAGTTTCCCATGAACCAGTTGTCAGCGTCCGTGAGCCAGTTCTGCCAGACGGCCATCTTGTACTTACCCTCATGGAAGTTCGGGTTGTTCAAGGCGGTGTCCACCTTGCCCTTGCTCTTGATGAGCTCGTAGCCCTTCTCCTCTAGCGCGGTCGGCAGGAGCAGGAGGTCGGGGAAGGTCGCGTTCTGGATCTGATTGCGGGGCGACTTGAAGGCGATCATCAGCCGACGGGTCGCCTCGACGTTCGCGGGCGAGAAGGCTGACGTGCCCTTGTTGCTCTGGCTGACGCCGCCTGCCTGGTCGCTCGTATGAGCGGTGTTGAACAGCGAAAGCCCGTCCGCGACGGTCGCGGTCGAGAAGCCGTCGTTGAACGTGCCGGCCGCAATGGACTCACGGGCCGCCCGGAAGCGCTGCGCCATCTCACGCACGGTGTCCTGGACCATGCCGTAGAGGTCGTTGCGGCGGAGCTTCTTCGTCACCTTGATTCCGAAGGCGTACTCGATCTCCTCGCAGGACTTGCGGTAGGACTGCTTGGCGTCGTCATACGACACCTCGCCGTCGAACACCGGAACGGAGCCCAAGCCGCCGAGCAGGGCCTCGTAAACGATGGCCTGGTCGGGCTTCTTGGTCGTGTACAGCGCGGGGATCATGGACTGGAACTCCCCGTATTCCTGGCCGAAATGCTCGGACAGATCCTTCTGGACGAAGTAGCTGTGGTTTCCCTGGTTCAACATATTCTTTTAACCTCTTTGGTTTTTCGTTCGGCAGGCGGTGGGCCAGGGTTTCCCCCAGCCCACCGTCAGGCCAGGTACTAGATGGCCACGGGGTTGTGAAGCGTATCGACGGGGACCAGAATCTGCCGGAAAACCGGGCTCTGACCGGAGAGATTCAGGTTGTGGTGCTTGGCCGGGTCGAGGTCCAGCCAGATTTCCTGCCCAGCCTTGCGGAACTGGTTGCCGATCACGCGCCACGGCAGGCTGCCCGCGGCGGCGGTCGATTTTATCTTCGTACCCGTCGAATCGAGCTCGGCGGTCTTGTGGAACAGACGGCGAAGGATGATGAGCTTCGACGTGTTGTCAAGGGTCGTGGTGGACGCGCTCTTGAGGGTCATCGTGCCGGACGCCGACTCCTTGCAGTAGAGGACCAGGCCCGCCCCGGTGCCGGCGCGAACGTAGATCCAGGAGCCGTCGATGTCGTCCTCGACGCTGGTGATCGTCAGAACCGTCGAAGTGGCGGAGGCCACGTCAACGTCGTTGCTGGCGTCGTCGGCCATATCGGCGGCCACTTCGCACCCGGGAAGGAAGGGGATGACGCCGCGCTGAACGAGGGCGGCCCCGGTGTCGGGGGTGGAATCGCCGGAAACGGAGAAGTCGTGGAGTTCCGCGAGGATGCCGATAGAGTCGGCTGCGGCGCCGGTGGCGAGGATGGCGACGGAGCGGTTGTTCTCGTCGGTCACTCCGGGCATGAGAACGGCCCCGGCGAGGATGTCGGAGCCGTTACCGTCAACGGGAAGGGACTGAAGGCGGGACGGGCGATTGCGAATGATCTCCATCTGTGCATCCTCCCTCTATCTATCTAGACGGGGGCTGAGGGGCCCTTCGTCCGGGCGGTCGTAACCGCCTTTCTTAGATGTAGAGGTCTAGATGCGTCGTGGAGACTTTGTTGAACGTCTTACGATGCGACGGAGTTCTTTGAGCCGCAAGAAGCGCAACCCGCGCCTCTGCGGTTTACTGCATCGCCGTGCGTCTCGGAGATTGTCCCGCCGCCAAGGAGACTTCCCGTGGTCGTCGTTTTTGTGATTGCGCTTCGGCTCCCGTTTCCGGAAAGGTCGCCGCCCGACTTGTCGATTCTGCGGATGTCGTTCTTAAATCCGCACTGTTTGCATCCGGCAATCCGCTTCACGCCCCCCCGACCCTGGCCCCGGCCGTCGTTCGCGCTGTTCGCACGGACGCGGCCGGAGCCCGCCGACTTGGTCGGGAAGATCGCTCTGCCGAAGGAACCGTTCGTCACAAGACCTATTGTAGCGGACAGATTTTTTTCCTCAACAGATTTCCCGTCCCAACTTGGGACTATTTACCGGAAGCGCGGAGCCTCGTCGAGGTCGCCAGGTATTCGGATGCCCGTCGCGTGTTCCGGATGCGACATCTTCGCGCGTTTCTCTTTCGAGATGAGCGCCTTTATTTCGAGCTTCATGTCCCCGACCTGATACACGCCGTCCTTGATCTTCCCGGCCTTCGGGTCGAGGTCGGCGTCTTCTTCTGTGTCGGTCCCTGGTCCGCCGTCGGCCTTCTTGGTGGCCCCCGGCTTGCGCGTGAACGTCTTCTCCGGAGCCGCGCCCTTCGCGTATGTGACGGCCTTCGCCATCAGTTTGCGAAGTCTCGCGGGGTCGGCCTTGGCCGAGTCGGGGAAGTCGGACAGGTAGTCTCTGATTCCACCTTTGATCTTGGAGAGTTGCGGGTCCTTCTCTACGGCCTCCGCGATCGCGTCGGCCACGTTGAGCCTCGCGTCGGTCGCCATGCGCCGATCCTCGGCGATTGAAGTCTCCTGAGCCTCGACGTTGCGCATGATGTCGTTGAACTTCATGCCAGTCTGGGTCTCCAAGTTCTCGCGCTGCGCCTCGTCGAGGTTTCGGAGTTGGGCTGACGTGACCTTGGGCTTCTCCTGTCCCTCGCGCACCCGGCGCTTATCGGCTTCGAGCTCTTCGCGCTCAATGGCGATCTTCTCGCGCTCCTTGGCGAGTTCTGCGGCGGCGGTATCCTCGACCGAGGACTCGACGACATCCTCTCCGTCCGTATCTGTCTCCGGCGCTTCTTCCGTCGTGACGAGTTTCTTGCTCATTTAAACTACCCCCTGGCGCTTGTCTGCGCCCTTTCCCTTCTCGACTCCTTCGATGAAGCGGTTGAGTTCCGCGATGCGCTCGTTGAGATGGTCGGCCTTGGCCTCGGCCTGGTCCACGTTCTGGATGATGCCCTTGTAAGCGAGCGAGGCGCGGCCGTATGACTTGATGGAGGCGTACTCGATGGCCACGTCCTTGATTTCGTCCCTGGCGATTGCCGTGTCCTTGAGCCTGTCGTTCGTCTCCCCGGCGAGTTTTATTTCCTCACGGAGAGCGGCCCAGAACGGCTCAGATCGCCCATGCTCCAAGACCTTGAGCCTGGCTATGCGGGTCCGGTAAAGCTTGATTTGCGTCTTGGCTTCGTCTACGGCTTTCTTCTCATCGACTGACATCATAACTACCTCCGTTACTTAGTTGCGGGTTTGGTCGGCTGGCCTGCGCCGGCCGCCATCGAACGAATCATATTGAGGATGCCCTCTCCGCCGCCTGCGGGTGCGCCTAGGGACGCCGGGGCGCCTATCGGCTGACCGCCCATCATCGGTCCCTGGGCGCTCATCTCGATATGGAAGCGCTCGGGCATTGGAATCCTGGAAGCTGTCACATAGTCGTTCCACGCCTCGACGATCATTTCTGGCTTGGCGCTCACCGGGAACTTCATCTGGAACGCCGCTGCCACAATGGCCATAACCTTGTTCATCTCGTACTCGGGGGCGATGGTCTGCTTGACCGCCTTGAGTTCGAACTTGCGGCGAGGGTCGGCGAGGACGGCAGTTCGGATCTTGGCCTCCTCCTGCTTCCCGCCCTTGTTCCGCATGAACTTGATAGAGGAGCCCGCGTTTTGGTGGTAGAGGGCGTTGTGGAGGTCCACGAAAGACGAAACGGAACGCCGCCACTCGTCTACAAGGTCCTCAATTCGGAAGTCTGCCCGTTGCAAAAGCATGGCGGTCTTGGCCGCGGGGGCTCCGGGGTCGATGGGCGTCTCCCTTCCGCTCTGGCCCTCGGAAACTCCGATGAGGCCGTCCAGGTAGCGGGCGACAAGGGACTCCTCGTCCATGGAATCATTAGACCTGGACGTATTGAAGATTTGGAGTTGCTTGGGGTACTTGTCGGCCGGAACATCGTCCGGGACCCAAATTGTCATGCCGGGCTTGAACTCGGCATACTCCGCCCCGAGGTCCACGTCCTCCTTCAGTTTCTTCGGCATGATGAGCGTAACCGAGTCGGTCAGGCGGCGGACGTTCGATCGGTGACGATGGAGGGCATTGATCTCGCGGAACAGGTCAAGGCCGTTATCGAGTTGGGAGACACCTATAAATCGCCCATCCCTGCCGATGAAGCGGAAGGGTATCACGTTCGGGGTGTTCCGGTAGAGTCCGTACCGCTCGATGCGGAGGCTCTTGTTGGCGTCCATGTCGTACCAGACCATGAACCGCTCGGGAACCTTGTCCTGGTCAAGGTCGTAGGACACCACGAGTTTGGCGATGCGGTAGGAAGCCCGGTTATTGTCCTCTCCTTCGATTCCCTCAATCGCGTCACGTGAGGCGTCCCACGCATCACGGTCCGCCCCAGACTTGCGGCGGCACTCCTCGGAGGGCTCGGAGTCGTAGAAGCCTTGGGCCACGGCCCGCCCAAAGGCCTTATCTCCCTGGGTGCGGTGGTAGCCATAGACCTCGGCCGAAGTTCTCAGGTCCTTGGCGGCGAGTGGATACCACACGAACTTAGCGAGAGGGAAAACGGTGTAGACGGGCTCGTTCTGCGCCACGAAGTCAACTTCATACTCGACGTGGACCTCCGACTCAGGCTCGACCAGGGCGGCAAGAATCTCCTGGTACTTCTCCTCCTCGATGCCGGCGTCCTCGGCCTCGGGGTAGTCTGCTATGAACTCATCCGTCGTCGCATAGGACTTGTACTCGACTCCACGCTCTACCCGGCGCTCCCACTCTCCGTAGACGAGGGCTGTACCGTCACGGAAGCATGGGATGGGGGTGTCCTTGAGCGCGTCGAGGCCGTTTGTCTCCTTGACGATGGACCAGTTGACATGGGCCTCAGCGAGGTTGTCCTCGTCCTCACGCTTGGCGCCGGGAAGTATCTCGGCCACGAAAGGATTGTTGTCTGCAAAGGTGACGCGGTTGAAGGATGCCCGTAGGGTGCGGGCCTTGGCCGCGGCCAGGCGAACGTCCAGGGAAGAGCTCTGTCCGGACCCGAACGGGAAGTCCACATCTTCCTTCTTGCCCTCAAAGAAGTCATTGAGTTCGCGCAGGCGGGCCCGCATGGTCCCCGATCCCTCGTCCCAGGTCTCTATGGCCTTGCGGAGGTAGCGGTCGAGCTTATCCCGCTTGGTCTTGCTCGTCTTGAGCTTGCGGGCCTTGAAAAACTGCTCGACCTCGGAGACCTCTTTCTCATGGTTTCTGAGGATTGCCGGCGGCGGATTGAGTTTCGTGTACACTAGATTCTCCTATCAAGCCAGGTGCTGATGGGCATAACCATCCCCCTAATCCGTCAGTATTGAAGCCTGCACCTGCCCGGTAGCCGCCGCATTAAGTCTCAGGCGTATCCTCCCGTCAATGGCTACCTCCATATTCGGGTAGGAGAGGATGAAAGGGGCGTTCGCCGCTATCGGGAAAATATGGCTGTAGTCGTTCGCGGAGTCTGCGGCGTTTCGCTTTTCCAAAACGACCGCGCAAGCCACGGTAGAAGACACCCATATCCTGCCAGAGCCGAGCTGCCCCTGCGATCCTGTATCCGCCAATATCGCGTTAGCCGCCGGATTCGTCAACGCCCCTGCCGTATACTGCGCCATGTTGTCTCCTTGCTACTCCTGTGTAAATTCCATCCTTACCGTAACTCGTCCGGCTGTCGAAGTTGCGCCTTTCTGAATAACGCACCATCCCCTTGTTGACCCGGCCGTGGCGGTATACGGCTTGCCGCCTCGACTTTGATAATCGTAAAGGTTGCAAACCTGGATATTCCCGACGGTGGGTGTCTCATCGTTCTGGATAAAGCACGACCTGTCAAACGGAGAACTTCCTGATCTGTCATCGGCGATCCCGCCCTTCCCCTCAAGGGTTAGTGCCATGGTCCCGGTTGACCCCTCAATAAGATATTCCAGGGATTGGAGTTCACTTGTGACCATGGAGAATGTGCTTACCTGGCTTACTCCGCCCTTCGTCCCCGCCGTGACTGGAACGAACTGGAATCTAGTAATCAGTCCGGTCACTGTGAAGGTAGAAGCGTTAGCCACATCTACGGATAAGAGCTTTATTGTTTTCGTCGGGCTCTTATTGATTAAGCAGAAATGCGTGGCGTTATTTGCAAGCACCGATGTGGACACCATCACATAAGTTGCGGCTTGGGCCGCCGAACCGCATCCCCCGGTGCAGTTAACATCGAGGCTCGTTCCAGTAGCGCTAAGGGCCTTCCCTGCGGCGTGAATGGTTAAAGTGGACCCGGTGACATTTATCGAAGATCCCGGAACATTGTAAACAGCGATAGATGAAATGCTCGGGATGATGGGAATCGGAGTCGTGTTCCCATTCGGTGATTGTATGGTGACGGAGGAGCCGTGGGCGGTCACATCGTTGTTGGCTCCCAGGTTTACGAGCGTTCCGTCTGCCGAAGTCCCCCTGGACCTATCCCAGGTAGTCCCGTCAAACACCATCCCATGAGCTAGGACGGCTATATGGCTCTGGGCGGAAGTGGCTACATCGTCTGATGCGTCTCCATGGGTATGCACTCTTTCCCAACTAGCGCCATTGAATCCCATTAGCGCAGACCCGATTATGGGGGTGGTTGGGTTGCCCGTCGCATCGCTCAACGCGGCAGCACTCGGAATTTTCGTGTTTAGCGCGGATAGCGTGGTCTGCGTGGCGAAATCCTTTGCGATGAGGGCCGCCAGATTCCCTCCTGTTTCGAGGGCGTAGTTCGTGATGGCGGCAGGAGGGGTCAGCGTCGTTACCTGGGCCGCCGTCAAGACGACAGGCACGGACGCCGCCGCGAGGGCTTGGCCCAAGGCAGGGGTCTTGGTGTCGATTGACCCGACGCTCGTATTCCCGGTGTCCTGCCTTGCCGCCGTAGCTGCGCCGGTGGGGAGAACGGAGGATGTGATTACAGTATCCGTTGAGGTGGTAGCGATGGCCCCGTTGGCCGAGGAGATGACAACTGTCATCACTCCGCCGATGGCGAGGGAGCCAGATACCGGAACTGGCGAGGCCCGAAGCTCCGTATCGGTCAGACCAGACGCAGCGGCGCCGGCGTCGTAGAAGTCCGACCCGTCAGCCCTGACAAGTTTTACTGGCATATATGATGTCCGCCCAGGCCCCGTGCTGATGATTGTCGTTACTGAATCGCTGTCTCCTATGCGCTTCTGGCGGTCGAGCTCAACATTCGCGGCCGATGACATCAGGCAGAGAACCGGAAGCCAGCCGATGGCCATGAGAAAGCGAGCCCATAGCGAAACTGGACGAACCTCTGTCTTGGTTCCGTTTGGGTGATGGATGGTTCTCTGTTTCATTTGTGCGGACCGACAGGACGGAATCGAAATTCCCCATCACCGTTTGCTCCGATCACCGAGAACGTCATCTTCCCGGTCAATGGAACCCGCGGATCGTGTAGCACGGTCACATCACCCGTATGGTTTGCCGAGCTGATGAAATACTCGACACCAGACGGGCCTTTGATTGAGTACTTGTACGTTTCGGATCCCGGAACGTCCCACAGCACCGCATCGAGGTAGCCGATAAGGTTGACGATGATTGAGCCGGCCCCGCCGACCACTCGGATTACCTGCTGCTCGCCCTCCCGGGGGTACATATCGGTCACTCGCAAGCCTCGAACTGTCCGGTATCGTTGCGGCAATACTTTCGCTCACAGACCTCGATCTCTCTGGACGTTCCAGGGTTCTCGATCCAGCATCTGTACCCGGGCTTCTTATGGACGGGGCAGCATCCCGAGAAACTTGCCGTGACCAGGAGGGCGGAGGCCGCGAAGAAAGCCAAATACAGCGTCCAGCGGCGGGCCTTAGCGGCCCGTCTCTCGCGCTCCTCCTGGTCAGGCCAGTCGGGTAAAGGACGGTTCACTAGGCGTCCATCTCCATCATTGGCATGGACTTTTTGGCCATCTTCTTTTTCTTCTTCTTCCCGCGACCCTTGAGCAGCTTGGCCCGGGGAGAGTCCGAAACGATACCCGCCGCGGGCGCTTTGCCCTTAGGGGCCTGGTCAGGCTTCGCCTTGAACTTGAAGGGGTAGGCCATCTTAGGACCCCTTCGGCGTCTTCACGGTCGAGGTTCCGGAGACCTCATGCTCGGGCGCGAGGCCGGGCGCGGGCTGATTGTCGGGGGCTCCGCCGATGACGGCGGAAACGTCCTTGTACGGCAGACCTTCTGATCCTTCTTTGGGTCCGTTCATTTGGCCTCCTTGGCCTTTTTCTCGGCCTTGTCGGCCGGCTGTGCGGCGTACTTCGTCAGGGCTTCAAGCGCCCCGTCAAGAATTGCTTTTGCCTTGGTCTGCTGCTCGGGACCGGCAACGGAAGAAAGTATTGCCCGAGCCTCGGCGGAAACGCGCAGCGCCTCATCGATGGAGAGCATTACGCCTTCCCCTGGCGTCTGGTTACGATTTCGAGCGCGGCGGACGCCAGGGGCTCACCCCAGACCTGACCGCACAGCTTGGCGAGGCGCAGGAGGTCGGCTTCGATCTCGGAGACGCGGGCCTCTAAGGCGCATGGCTTCTCGGACTTCACGGGGGCGGCGGCGGGAACTGGCTCGGTGAAATTGGGGGCTTTCTTGGCCATCTTCTATCCTCTCTTGAAGAAGTTGAGTACGGCGTCCTTCGCGGCGTTGGCTCCGGGGAGGTGAATCTTTTTCTTGTTCTGACCTTCGTACTTGGCCAGCTCCTCGTAGAACTTCTTAACGATGTCGTCGGCGTTCAGGAGCGTTCCCCGAGCCTGGGCCATGTTGATACGGCTCATGTCGATCTGGACGACGAGTACGGCGTCTTCCGAGAAGCCGATGCGGGCGGCGGGGGTGGGGGCTTTGGGTTCTTCCTTGACCTCGGGGCCTTGCGGTGGCGTAACGGCTTCACCGGGGCCGCTCATGACGCCACCCCTACCGCCATCACGTCCTCGCCGTTGTAGATGGCGTACTCCAAACCTTCCCACCGAAGGGAAGCCTGGGCGATGGCGTAGCTGTGAAGGACAGCCTCGGCCCCGACGGCCACTTCCTCGGGGGCCTTGGGGCTCTTGGAGATGACGATGCCGCGCTTGGCCTTGTTCTTGGTGTCCACGGGGATATAGATGCCGCCCTTGCTCTTGTTCTCGTCGCTCAGGCAACGAACCAGGATGGTGTTGCCGATGAGTTGAACGCGCTGCGGGTCCATCTCGATCTTGCTATTGCTCTGTTGTCTCATACGGCCTCCTTTGGTTGCGCGGCCATCAGCGAGTCTCTTGCGATCTTGAGCCCGATATCGCGGTGAGTCTCCGCTATGCGGAACTCCTCTTTCATCTTCTCGAAGTCGTGGGTGGGTAATTCGGCAAGAGAAAATCGTGTCAGGCAGACGGCGAACACATACTCCTTGCTATCCGTGCGCTTGGCGACCATCCCGGCTTCGTGCGTGTCGATGTACCACCCCAGCTTGAACGTGAGCGTATCGGAAGACAGTGCAAAGCGCTCAAATCCCTGCTTTTCAAGATAGGAGCCGAACTTAAGGGCCGCGTTGATGTCTCGCGGGTCGATGGCGTACTCGCCCTCTACCTCTCCGCCGTATTCCAGGACCTTCATCCACGGCCTGTGTTCACCGGTATAGTTGGCCGCGAAGATGTCCGGCATGGGTTTGATGTCGCTCATACGACCCCCTGTTTGTAGTTGCCGCCCGAAGGACCGCGGCCTTGACGCTTGCGAAAGCCCATGACCTCTTTGAAATCGACGCGGGCAATCTCTGGTTCGACGTGCATGGTCTTGAGGATGTTGGCGGCCTTGCAGGCCACGATAACGCGGTCCTGAAGGCAACCTTCCTGGGCGGCGGTCTTGCCGTTCGCGTGAAGGACAAAGGTCCTCATTTCGTTGAGGGAGGCGATGCTGTTGATCTTGAGGGAGCCGTCCTTGACGGCGGTTCTCCCGTCCGTGACGTACTGACCCCGGCTCTTTTCCGTCGTCTTGAAGCCGAGTTCGTCCCCAGGCTCCTCCGGGGCGTCGTAGATGTTTGGGTAGCTTGCCGCCGATAGGCGCTGAAGGGTCGCGTTGCCGGGGTAGTTGTTCTCAACCGCGATGACGGCCCACCCGTAGAACACCCCCAGGCGCATGAGGATGTCGCCAAACTCCTCGGGGTCGGCGTGGTTCCCGGCCCACTGCGCGACTTGCTCCCAGGTCCTGACATCGTAGACATCGGCCGCGCTATTGGCTCCCCCGACGACTCCGAGGCCAGCGTCGGCGACGATGATGTACTTGGTGCGCTCGGACGGGGTGAGGTAAATCTCAAGCGGGCCCTTGGGGTCGGCTACGATGTCGATCTTCGAGCCCGCGTCAAGGATGTTCCCTTTCCACTTCGGCTTAAGGGCGTTGTCCTCACACCGCTTCAAAGCGATCCAGTCGAACAGCATTGACCCGGAGGCGAGGAAGGCCTCTTCCCAGGTTGACGGGTTCTCCTGGGGCATGAGGTTGGGGTCGAGCATGTCCGATGGCTTCCACCGATACCACGCCATCTGCTCCCAGTCGAGGGAGAGGGCTTCCTTGAGCGCCTTCTCGGCGTCCGTCATCGCAAAGGCGACGGCCCCCTTGATGCGGTTGAGCTTGTCCCAGAACCACCCGTAAAAATGTGCCTTGGCCGAGGACTCCTTGCGAACGGCCCTAAGCCAGCGGGTATGAAACGGCGTCCCAGCACCCCTGGCCGTCGTCTCCTCGACCATCCAGGTAGGGGCGTCCTTGATGAGGGCTTCCTGAACGCCCGTCATCATCTCATCGTTGGCGTAGTGGGCCGACTCGGAAAGATGCAGGATGATGAGGTCATCGCCGCGGCCGAAGGACCGGGAGCCGGCCGTGCCGATGTAGAGCTCGCTGTTGGAGTCCAGCAGCTTGATTCCGCTCTTGGTCGGCTTGTAGCGGATGGGGATCTTGGCCGTCTTGAGATAATACTCGGCCCGCTTGAGCAGCTTCTCCGTCGCCTCGTCCGTGAAAGACACGATGGCCGCGTTGGCGTTGGGGCGGAAGATAAGGGCGTGGATGATGATGGCCAGGATGACGGAGGAAAAGCCTTCCTTGCGGGACTTGACGATCATATCGCGGGCCGTCCGGTTCTCATAGAAATGGGCCTGGGCGGAGTTGAAGATGAACGGGACTTCCTTCCCGCTCTGGTCCACAATGGAGAAGATGCGCTCGATGAAGTACCGGGCATCCTCCCGGAGCTTCCGCATAATCTCCTCATCTTCAGGGCTTGGCCGTTCCAACGGCGGCCTCCCGCTTGGCGTAGGCGGCCAGGACGGCGGACTCAAGAGCATCGCGGACTTCCCGGCGGATTGGGTGGTAGAGCTCCCGCCACTCGCCCTCAGCGTCCTGGCGGCAGGGCATGGAGAGAATGACGCGCTCCCCCTCCTTCTTCGACACCACAAGGCGCATGTGCTTCAAGATGAAGTTTCGACCGATGACCGCGCTGACGTAGCAGATGAAGTTTCCCTTGCGAACGCCGTAGAAGCGAACGTCGGTCACATCGGCCATGGTCACAGGGGAAGTCCCCTCTCGCCGGAAGCCTGGCGGACGACGGACAGAACGGCAAAGAGGTTGACGGTCTGACTGCCGCCGCCTTCCTCGGGGCCGGAGCCGATGAGGCGGCGGGCGCGGAGGTTGAGTTCGGCGGCCTTCATGCGGGTCGGGTGATCGACCAGGGGCGTGGCGTAGACGATCCCATCCACCTTGTCGTTGAATACCTTGACCGTGCTGGCCTTGTGGCCGGCTGCGATTACCTGAGCGCTTGCCTTGACCGTCGCACCGGCCTCATCCAGGGCGGCATCAAGGGCAGCGGCGACGTGAGGCCGTCGTAGCACCTCGTAAGCGGTGACGCGGTTTACCTCACGACTCCCACCGGGAACAAGTTTTGCATCGTTGGCCGCGTCGATAATGGTCTTGCCTTCGATAACGCCTTTCAGGAGCGCGGCTTCTTTGGCGTCTGGCTTCTTGCGCTTGCGGGGCATTAGCGTGACCGCCTTGCTTTCTTACGTGCTTCGGCCATCGCAAACCTACGAACGCGAAGAAGCGATTCTTTGAGGTTGGGGGAGAAATCGCCAAGGCATTTCACGTTTGGGCCGTGGCCGATGATCTGCTTCTGGGCGTATACCCGCCCGCCATACCACATCATCAATTTTTCGTAGGCGACGAAATGGGTGCCGCGGCTGGCGACCTCGCGTAAATGGACCATCTTCTGGCGCGTTCGCTCGACAAGAGCCGCGGTGAGGACGAATTTCTTACGAGCCATGAGCCCCCGAGAACACGCGGGGAAGCATCGACTTAAAGTCCCCCATCTCAACCGATCGCGCTGATTTCGGAGCACCGTATATCCAGCATCTGTTCTTTCCGCGACGATACGGACGGCCACGGAACGATCCATGGGTCCCGTTAAAGTGGTGTTCAAAAACAGGGGTAAGGTCTTTGATGATTACCCGCGAGAAGTTGGACTTAGTGACTACCCCGCTATTCATGGCCGATCTCGACAAAGGACACGTTTCCGGCATCCCACGATTCCAGGCGCTTCTTCGCCGTACGAAACGAAATTATGCCGATGTCCTTCCCGGTGGCGCGGCGTTGACTGGGCTTGCCGGAGTGAATACCGGCTTGCCAGGCGGCGCGGTCGGGGACCATTACATCGGCGGGGTCCCGGAAGCTGGGCTTCGCGTTGGACTCTTGCCCCATGGTCGGGGGAAAACAAATGCCCTTCCCCGTTTCTTGGGGAAGGGCGCGGCTCGTTGTTGAGGCGAGACCGAGAGGGGCGTGGTTGTTCTGACCCATTGTTGTATGGGCCTCGCCTCAACGCGGCTAGTATAACAACAGCCGCGAATTTCTCTCGTTAAATCCGGTCCCAACTTGGGACTAAATTATTTAATGTTGCGGATGCGCCGAACTGATGCCATCTGCTCACGCGCCCAAATCCTCCCCGTCTTTCTGTCGGGGGCTAGCATCTCGACAATGCGGCGATAATAGGACTTCGTCGGCCACGAGAACGGGAGATATATCATCTCCGATTCTTCCCGTCGATCTTCCGAACGAACTCAACGTGCCTGTAGACCGTCGAGCGCCCTATCATCTTACCGTCGCGTCCCTTGTACTCAAGGCGCGTCAGGTACATGGCCTTCTTCGTGTCCTTGTGTTTCTTCAGCATCTTCAAGAATGTACGTCCGATTTGTTCGCGGTAGCACTCGGGCATGGGGTAGTCCTTGCGGGTAGATTCTTAGTTGGTCGTGCTTAGTGGAACGCCCCCCTTGCGAGGGGCGTCAGGTCGTACATTGCAAGCGTCAGCGCGATTCCAACGAGTAGAGGGCCTACCCATTCAGGGATTGAGATTGTGCCTTCGTATTCTTGGCGGGAGCCGATGACGACTGCGGCGGCGACAAGAACATCTGTCGGGATTGGGTTTACCTGGGCCTGGATGAACATAGCGGCGAGGACGGCGGGGCCTACTGCGTCGGTCCACCTTGCGCGGGCAAGACTCCAAAGGGTCCAGATGTATGTTCCGACGCCGGCAAGGCCAAGAGTTGCCGCGACTTGGGCGAGGTCCCAATGGGCTGAGGCTTGGGATGCGGGACCGACGATTGAGTTATAGACCGCCCCCCGGTTTGCTTGGAGGGCGTAGAGAAAACAGTCCGGGCCCCATCCCAAAAGCGGGTGCTGCTTAAAAGAGGTCCAGGCGATATTGACGAGCTCAACGCGCTCCCGGCTTGTCAGGCTTCCCGAGCTCAGAATGTAGGCGTGGACGCCCACCCAGGCCGCGGCAACACCAAACCACCGAGCGGCCCCTTTCGTTTCGTAGACCCACACGCCGACAGCAGAGGCCAGAAGTGCGCCTTTGGCTTGGGCCGCGCACATTCCGGCGACGATTACGACCACTCCCACCCACCTGTAGACGGGGGGCTCCTCCGTTCTGGCAAGGTGCCACGCCGCCAGGAAACATGGAATGAGGGACGCCCCGAACATCACAGGTGATCCCCGGAAGCCTCCGGCCCTTCCGTCTTGCATCGGAAGACCCATCAGGGAAGACCCCGCCGCCCACTGAATGACCGCGAACGCCCCGACCATGGACCCCGCAAACTCAAGGACGACTAGCGCCTTGTCTTTCCGGATTTCACTTGATGCGGCGTAGGCCAGAATGACCACGGCGACCCCAAACAGCCCATAGTACGGCGCCCGTGGCATCCCCGCATATGAGGCCAGCTTGTCGGCCGAGAAGATCCAGGACAAGCAACATGCCCCAAAGAAAGCCGCCATAGGAGTCAGGGCCGCGCCCCTTCGTTTTGTTCCCGCAAGAATCAAGGCCAGGCCGGCGACTATGAAAAGCATCTTCGGGGTGTGTGATCGGTTTTGGAACAGAGAGGGGGCTACCGCGAACATGGGGGCGGCCAGGAGAACCATGAGGGCGGTCACTTCCCATCCCCCAACTCCAGTCCCACGCGGTAATCCGACTTGAATATTTTTGAAGTCCAATTCACCCTGCATTGCGGGAATGTAACTGGATGCCCATTTTTTAGATAGACCACCTTCGCGCTCCAATATTGGCCATCCGGGCCGCTTTCAATAAGAGTTACCTCTATCGGTTGGTCAGAACAACAAAACAAGCGGCCCTTATCGCTATCGCAATATCTCTGAGTGATATAACCATCCCCGCGAAGGCCGGAAAAGAATAGATTTACGGATAAGATTGCCGTTCTCATTTCTGATCCCCCAACTCCCTGACCTCGGGGCGGGCGAGGGCGATGGTAAGTTTTGCGAATAAGAATCCTACCCCAGGATGGTTTTGCCAACAATCATTGTTCTGCCTAAAATCAACGCAGAACCCGAGGGCAAGTTCAGCCGCCTCCTCAACCTTCCGCAGCCGTAGGACTTCGGCGGTCAGTGTATCGCAGTGGGTGGGAATCTCCGCGAAGTCCACGGTGTAATTGTGCTTCATGCACCTAATCCACTCCAACGCCTCCCCTACCGCTTTGTCGGTCATCACTCCCCCTTCTCCTTGCCCATCGCGGGAGCCTTCTTCTTGAGGGCGCGGGAGGCGTCGATTGCTCTGCGAATTTTAATAGCAATCTGCGCCATTTCGCGGGCATCGCATGGGGAGTCGCTAAAAGACGCGACATTTTCAGCGTCTACCATGATGCGCTCTGCCTGACGGCAAGTAAATGTCACTGTGATTTTATCGCTTATCGCGTCCTTGGATTTCTTCATCGCGGTTTCTCCCCGGCTGTGCGAAGGGCTGAGGCTTTGAGTAGACCGGCGATGTGAAGAAGGCTCGTCAGCCCGCTTGCCGCCAATAAACCACGCTCCCATCCCCAAAGATGAATCGGGGCGACGATACAGTAGGTTAATTCAAGCCACATGATTACCGCTGTGGTCGCGGATATTTCTCGGTTCACGCTATTTCTCCTCTGCGGTCTTGGGCGGGGCGGCGTAGTCGGCTCTGCACTTGGGGCAGACTTCCTCCCATGAGCAGGGGTTGCGTCCGCACCACAGATTCTTCCCCTCGGTCTTGGAATGGAAGGCGAGGGCGGCGAACATGGCGTCCACCCCGCATGAGCAACTGTTGCGGTCCTTCTCGTCACATTCGTTGGTGTGCTGTAGCACCCCGGCGTAGCGTATCTCCTTCGCCGCCTCGACCACCGCTTCCATCTTGACGCGCTCGGCCAACAGAGAACGGTAGGCGGCTTCAACGATGCCGACACGCTTTGCGAAGTCTGTAAAGTCGCCTCTCTTTATCCCCGCCAACGCATCCTCAACCTCCCTGTTCAGCGCCTCGTCACGGTTTTCTGTTAAAAAGAGTGACTGTTTTTTTAACTCCTCCTCCTCCTCGCGCTTACGCTCCATTATGTGTTTATGCTCCTGGTATCCTTTTATCGTCGCTATCCTTCCCTTCTCCGATTCGCTCAACCCCGTCGCGGCTTGAGGGGTTGCGGAGAGGGCTTTTTCTAATCGCGCTTTATGTCCAGACGAGGCGTCGAGAGCTTTGTCGTATCCGTTCTTGATAGCAAACTGACGGTCTTGCTCGGCCTCGGCGATTAGCCCCTTCAACACCTCCCTGAGCCCGTCGGGATGAGGGGCGCGGCGGGAGAGTTCGCGCATATTCCATCGGTTCCCGTTTTTGTCGATGATCGGTCCCCTCGTTCCACAAATGGCACATAGGAAGCAATCGTAAACCGAATAATACGCCGCCATTCTTGATCCGCAGAACGGGCACGGCTTCAACGGCTCCTTGTTTTCGGTCAAGTGGTTCTCCTTGCGGCTTTCGGTCATCACGGTTTCTCCAGGCTTTCGATTTCCTTCTGGAGTTGCGCGATCTTCTCCCGCTTAATTGCGGCCCTGGTTTTCTTCTCGTTCTCGCCCTTTAATTCGATGAACTTGGCGAGCTCGCCGACGGACTTGTGATGGAGAGAACTGCTGTCTAAGTATTATCCCCCAGCTTTCGTCCTGACCTTCTCCACTTGGTCGTAGAAATCTGTGCAGGAGTCGTTCGAGCGGTCCCCCGCGAAATCTATCACGGCCTGGACCTCGGGCGCTTTGAAGTTGTCCTCAACCCAGGCATACATTTGTAGCTGGTTGGCGACTTGCAACAGCCACCACGACGACATTCCGATGGCTTCCTCCGGCTTGGCTTCAATGCTCATATTATTTTCTCCCTCCCTTCTTCGCGCTTGCGGCTATGGCGGCTTCCCACATCATCTCGGCCTTGTAAATCTCGGCCAGTATCGGATGACTCACGACATTCGCCAGTTGCGGAACTGCGGCGGCAAGCGCGGCGA